GACAATGGAGTTGTCCTCCGTGCGCAGCTCTGTCCCATACGGGATGTTCAGCCGTTCCCCGCACAGGGCCAGCTCCTTGAACCTGTGATGCGTGATGTACTTCATCTTCTTTTCTCCTCCTCTCTCCTCATGCCGCGCGGTCTGTAAATCCAGCCGGCGGGTGTCTTTGCGACCTTCATGGTGCATCTGAACCTTTTCTTTCGCACCGCCAGTTCCGCTCCAAACAGCCGGACGAATCTCTCGTCCATCGTCCGAAGGGTGTCATAGCTGTTGCACCGCTTTGCATGTGCTCTCCAGGACTGGTAGGACTGGAACACATCCTCTGGCATGATCTTTCCCTTGTCCACCCACCGGTGGAAGATCGTCAGTTTCCGCCGCATGGCCTTTATGCTTTTTCGGCTCAGCTTCATTACAATCTTTCCATCGGGATGAAGTCTCACCCTCATTTTTAAAAAGGTGAAGCTGTGGTGTTGAAACGGGGTGATCTTGCACTTTTTGTCATTAAGCGCTATTCCCAGCCTCTCTGCCATTTTTCGCAGGCACCGGTCGATGTCCTGCAGTTCCTCCAGTGAGTGGCTGATGACATACCCGTCGTCCATGTACCGCCCGTATCCGTGGATCCTTCGCACATCTTTTATGTAGTGGTCAATCGGCGTCGCAAAGTCAAGCGCAACCATCTGGCCGATCTCGCTCCCGAGCGGTACGCCGCGCTTTCTCTCCGCTTCTTTGTCCGCCGTTCTCATGTTCTGGAAATCATCCACGATCTGACAGAACAGGGCATACAGGCGGTCGTCCATGATCTTCATCCTGGCTCTCCGCTTGATCTCGTCATGCGGCAGGCTGGAAAAATACGACGCAAAATCAAACTGGTATATCCCTCCATCCAGACCATACCTGCGGTAGTGGTCTCTCAGATGCTTCTTGAGCCGCCGGAGACAAAAGTCCATCCCCTTCCCCGCCTGCCCCGCGCCGTTGTCATAGATAAAACTCCGCGCATATATTTCCTCCAATAGGTTGTTGCACAGGCATTTATGGATTGCACGCTCACGGATGGGTAGGGCGTCTATCTCCCTTCTTTTTCCATGTTCCACAGTAGAAAAACTGTAAAATCCCGGGAACTTATGTGTGCCATTCCGCAGCTCGTCAAGGGTCTTGAGGCTTTCTGACAGCAGTTTCATCTCAAAATTTATCGTTGATGTTTTCCAGCGCGCGCCATTACAGCACTTTTTCCCGGCTGCGCAGAGATTCGCGAACGAAACCACTTCATCAAATGATTTGTTTCCGGCCTCTCGGGCTTTCTTCTCCCTCTTCGCTTTCCTCCGCTGGTATCTTGCCTCATGTCTCTCTATGCTGTTCGTTTTGCCTCCTCCTCTCTTTTACAGTCAAATGCTCCTGCCCGTACAGCAAACGGCTTCAGCGGGTGGTTCGCGGGGTGCATTACTTCCCGCGTCTTTCCCGCCTGCCACAACAGGATTTAAGCAGCTGCATAACGTATGCCCATGAAACCAGAGGATCCCTGTCATACCCCCGGCCATGCAAGAAGCGTCCGGGCCACCGTATCGGACAGCATGTTTAGGATTGGAACCCCGCCCGGGGTCATTCTCCAGGGTGCAGGACTTCCTTTAAGTTTTGGGGCACTGCTTCACATTCTGCTACTCGTTCGGGCCCCATTCTTAATCTTAAATCCAGGCGCGAAGCCGCGAGAATAATACGCGGAATAGTAATCAACGACCCCGTCCGCCGCCACGCCACAGAACGTGTAGTTCAACGCCCGGACGGAGCGGAGCCACCAGATGCAGGTCGAGCCATCAAGTCCTGTCCCTCTTTCATGATTATGTTTTTTATTCCTTTTTGCAGAATCCATTCCAGCGCTTTCTGTCACTGTTCAGAACTCCCCGGATCTTCTGGAGAGCCGCATTTCCGGCAGTCGTCCACACCTGGAACACATGGTTATACTCTCCTCTGTCCGAAAAAAAGTTATTTCCGCCGCTTACCAGTTCGTAACAGAAGGTGATCTCTCCCAGGAGCGCTTCTGCGCTGCTTATTGCCATTGCAAGATACCTGCGCCGCAGTTCATAGTCATGCTCACTCATATCCTTATGGACGTAAATCGCGTTCGCTTTTAAACTGTTAGTGTAGACATCGTTTGCCAGCGTCAGCATATTATTAGTAATGATCCACCGATAGCCTGCCGGAAATCTTTTGATTATCCGTATCGTTATCTTTCGCAGCTCCCGCGCAGTCGAAATAAATTCCGCCGTCGCGTCTTTCCTGCGTGATTTATATACTGCCATTTTCTCCCCTCTCCGTATTCGCGTGCTGTCGTTCCGCCGGCAGGGACTTCCGTCCCCGCCGCTCCACTCAGGGTTTTGATTTAAGATACCTTAAATCCAGGCGCGAAGCCGCGAGAAAAATACGCGGAATAGTAACCAACGACCCCGTCCGCCGCCACGCCACAGAACGCGGAGTACAACGCCCGGACGGAGCGGAGCCACCAGAGGCAGGTCGAGCCCGTACTGTCGTGTTTATACTTAACTGTACTGTTTCCGTTTTTATAATAATCGTACTGCTTCTGGTAGTTCTTCTCCGATTCGTTTGCGTATTTTCTCACGCCAAACACTTCAAACTCTGCAAGCGGCCATATCTTATCCTGTGTCGATGTGACACAGCTGGCAGTCCCGACTCCATCTCCTGTATTGTCGGTGTACTTTGTGCATGCCACAATGACATTCTGCCAGTCGGTAGGAAGTGCATTCAAGAACTCGGTGCAGATGGTCGTCCGCATGTAGCTGTTCTTCCAGCCTCCGGTATTAGAGTTTTTGGTATTCATGCGAAAAGCTGCCGAACTACCAGTATCTCCGTACGCGCTGTCCACAAATGCGATGTCCTTCCCCGCCGAGGTTTTCCCAAACTGGAAATGGATGCTGTTATTACCTTCAACTGTAGAGTTGTGGTTAAAGCCTATAATTACAGCATAATACGTCCCGTTAAAGGTCAGCGCCCCGACCTTTCCGCTCAGCTTAATCGCGATTTTATCTCCGACGCTCCACAGGTTTTTCGCCTGCCCGGACTGGGCGGCCTCCTTGATCTCCGCCGGCGTGTTGTCCCCCAGCGTCGCCGATGCCATCTTAACCGTCACGCTTATGGTCTTGTTGCCCGGCGCATTATGGTTTGTGCCCGCCGCGCATTTTACGGTGATCGTGACCGTTCCGGTTGCCTTTGCAGTAATGGTGATCGTTGTACCGCTCACACTTACGGTCGCGATTCCGGTGTTGCTTGAGGATGCCGATATGGCCCCGTTTCCGGCCCTTGTCGCTGTCACCGTCGCGGTTTTTGTGCCGCCGCTGAGTGTTACGCTGCTCTTATTAAGGGACAGGCTGCCCGCTGCTTTTCCGATGGTCCAGCTTACCGTTTTAGCCGTTGTACTTCCGTCGCTGAATTTGTAATTCGATTTCGGAGTAAATGTGGCGTTGTACGTGCCGGCGTTGGTGCCGGACGTGGTGCCTCCCAGCGTCATCTTCGCACTGTCGTAGTTGTTCCAGGACGGCGTCAGAGCGCTCCCGGTGTACGTCAGCGACCCCTTCTGTGACGGCGTGGATATGCTGGCGCGTTCAATCGTCCAGCTCACCGTTTTCGCCCCTTCCGTACCGTCAGACCACTCATACCCCTCTTTGGGAGTAAATGTAACCTGGTATGTGCCCGCATCTGTCGCGCTCTGGGTACCTCCGATCGTCATTGTCGACGCATCATAATTATTCCATGCCGGAGTCTGGACCTGTCCGTTATAGGTGAGGCTGCCATTCTGCGACGGCGTGACCCCGATTTTGGAGGTAAACGCCGTGACGACATCCAGCGCCGCCTGTGCGTTGTCATACGCGTTCTGCGCCATTTCTTTTATCTCTTCCAGCTTCTTTCCGGAGCCGCCAGATACATTAACTATTCCGTATGCCATCAGATTCCCTCCTCCAGATCTTCATTCGGTTCACTTGTTTCTCCGCCCGACTCATCACCTGCGGGATCTGTTTCCTCATCCGGAGTACCTGTTTCTTCCGGCACCCCCGATGCCCCGAGGAGGACAAGGCAGGCCGCGATCTCCTCTTCCGGCGCGCTCTCTGCATAAAAACGGACGGCTCCGTCCATCGTCCGCGCAACAGAGCTCAGCCCGCATGTCTGCGCTGCATCCATGCCGGATGGCGGGATGCTGATGACCGGGACCATATTTTCGGTGACTCCGTCCTGCGGCACGTCCACGTAATAGGTTCCCTCACCTACGTCGTCCTCCTCGTCTGAGCTGACGTCCCAGCCGTCGCTCGGAATGGTAATATCTCTTTTTGATATAGCCTCCGAAATCATCTGTTCGACAGCTGCATACGTGACAATGGACTCCGGATCAATCGTTGCGGTGACCTTATCCACCTCACCGACGACCGCGATCAGATCAAATGTCGCCAGTTTTCCCACGGCGGAGCCGGAAGGTCTGATCCATTCCGGTCCGTTTTCCAGAACAAGGTAGGTATACGGGACATCCCCGTCATCCGGATCTTCCGCGTAAAGCATGATGCCGGTTGCATAAAAGCCCTCATCAACATCCGAGCTGTTGATCTGTACCGTGACCTGGCACTCCCCGTTTACCGGGTTCGAGACCGCGGCGATCTGAGCATCCATGACGTACCCCGCAGGCCCTGTCATGGTTTTCGGGTTCTCCGTCTCCAGAATCTGCCCGCTCCCTACCGCCGCCCGCGTGTACTTCATCTTGCAGCGGCCTGCCAGCACCTTTGCAATCAGCTCGATGCCAGGCGTACAGCTGTAGCTGCCATCTTCAAAATATGACATGATTCTCCTCCTATTCCACAAGTTTTGATTTGATATGCGTGTGGTATGATCTCAAAAAGCCCCCAGCGCTTACCTTCATCGGCATCCGCCTGCTCCCGCCGCAGATTATGTCCGCCATATAGTTGGAGCCGACCGCGCCGCCGGCCGATATTTTAAGCTGCTGGCGGAACTGGCGCCGGCTCTGTACTTTTGTATCAAGCTCAAGGTTAGCCGGTATCGTATCCCGCAAAAAATCATACAGCAGAACCACACTCTCGTACTGGTCCGTTGTTATTAACAGGGTCATCCGGCAAAGCTTCGGATCCATTGTCAGCACAAAATCGTCCCCGTACAACTCTGATACCCTATTTTTTATAAAATCCAGCGAAATCTGAACAATTTTGCTAAATTCCTGCAATATCCTCTGTCTGCGGTACTCCAGTGTGTCTCCAGCTCCGGGGCGTATTCCCAGAATGCTCTCCCACCGGCGGACTCCCCGCTCGGAAGCCGTCCGGATGAAGCCGTCGTCCCATAGCCGATCTAAACTCCCATAAAAGAGACGAAACTCTTCATCCTCCGTCCCTGTCAGTTTTCCGAACTCCCGCACCTGGCGCAGGAATAAGGGCAGACGCGCAGCCAGATCGATCACGCGCAGGGATTTATCCATTTCCATCAAAATCCCCCCTCACTGCGATGGCATTACCAGGGAGTTCACAATTTCCAGACGCGCCGTTGATACTGGTGTCGTATACGTCCAGGATGCCGGCCACATCCAGAAGGCGGCTCTCGATACGGGACACCCGCACTACCACAGCCTCCTCGTTCTGCCAGGCCTCATTAAGCTCCTTGAAATATCCATCAAGAGCGTCATAAATTTCTTCGCTGCACTTATCAAAATCAAAATCCGTGCGGTAGGTGATATGCGTTTTCACGGAAATCTTCTTTGCGTCCGCAGCCTCTACCGTCACCTGGTGGCCAATAGGTGCCAGACCATAGCCTCCGCCCGACGGCTCCGGATCCATCTGCTGCTTCACCAGTTCCACCAGCTCTTCCGACGGCACACCATAGTCAGCTCCTACAATCACCAGCTTAACGGTTCCCCCTCCGTTCCATGCCGGGTACACTTTGACTCCCCCAACCCCCTGGATGGCCGTCACTTTCTCCCGGTAATCTGCGATATTTCCGCCAAAAGCCTGGGAAACCAGACTGTCAAAATACTTCTTTCTGAAATGCTCTGTCTCCTCCTCGTCCTCTCCAGGAACCAGGAGCTCCGTCAGCTCCGCGCGTGTCAGTCCTTTAATGTATTCAATGGGAATCAGCGTGCCAAACAGGCTGTTCCCCACAGCGCCGGCCGTCTCACACTGCATCTGGAAGACACCTTCGGAAATTCTCTCAACTGCCACATAATTTAAAGTCTCCAGGGAAAAGCGGCTGCCGATGGGGATATCCATATTAAACTCCCCTTTAAGCACTGCGTGGGAAGCCGGTTTCGGGGAGAGGCCCCGCTCCGCGGCGCGCCGGATCAGATACTCCCGGGACGCAGTGTCCGCAAATAACTGATTTAAGACCGCATCCAGCTCCATGTAGATCATCGCCAGCTCAACCGCAGCCGGAGCCAGTGCATCGTAAATGATGGAGCCCTCGCGCTTATCAAAATCTTCCGGAATGCGGGCAAGCATCCGGCTCAATATAGCCTCATATGTCGCTTCTTCATACATTGATTTCCACCTCCGTTTCCGCCTGGAAGTTTCCCTCGCTGC